TTATGATAATGGTTATTATAGTTATTGGATAATATTATAATATTTTGGTTTTTGTTATAGTGGGTAATAAAATATAAGTATATTATAAGAAAGAGAGAGGGGGGAACTTGTTGGGGGGAACTTTTTTTACAAAGTCCATAGAAAAAAAGGAAAAAATAAAAAAAATAAAAAAAATAAAAAACGACTTTTATAGAAATCTTTTATGAAAAAAGTTTCCCCTCCCCCCTTTTTGAATAGTTCCCCCTAACTAAATATCCTCAACATCTATAATTTCGATAAGACCCCGTCTAAAACGCTTACTCTTATCTTCGTCCATATCAATAACAAGAGGACTAAATTTTTCAGCGGTTGCGTATTCATATATTTTTAAGAGTTCCTCTTTTGTTATACCTAATCCAAATTCGCTCAATATAACATTAACCTCTCTATTACCTGATAGTTTCAATATAACCATATAATTACAATTATTACGGATTATCTTGGGTATCCTAAAAAAAGACTGGGATATGAATATCACCGACACATTTAACTTTCTTGCCCTAATATAGTAATTCTCAACCATTGAGAGGTCTTTGGATAATACTAAATCGTCCCAAACGAGTAGGTGATTTTTGTCTTTATCGAAATCGTCCAGTTTAGGGGTATATTGTAGTCCTTCCTTAATAACTATTTGGTTTGAAATTGTTGTAATCCATTTGTATAATGGTTCATCTTTATTACGAGTGATGATATTGATACTACTAAATGTCCCATTTCCTTGACTAAATAGATGGAGGAGGTTAATTAAGAAATTGGTTTTACCACTACCGCTTGGAGCAACTATACACATACGAAAAGGTATTTTAAGATGGTGTAAATGAAAATTGGGGTTCTCTACATTATCCAAGAAGATTTTTGGGATTTTTTCATACATATTCATTATCTTTCCCGCGCCTTCAATTTTCTTCTCTGCTTTTTTTGACATATTAATAATATATACATAGATATTAACAACCTATTATTAACTAATCATACAATACTTTTGTAAAAGTATAATTTGGTTTATTTAAGATATTAATTATATACAGATAGTATATATATATGAGCGGTATTAGTTATGACCCCCCATTAGAGCAATTAGCAATTTTTGACCCTTCTGTATTTATATACGACCAAACCTTATCATCAACCGCATCAGGAGGACCTTTTCTCAACTTTCCTATCGCCCAAGGAACAGAAACCTTTATAGACCTAATTAGCAATGGGACAGCCACTTTAAACACTGCTACTGTATCCAATAACATAACAGCAACCACAGGAGCAAATACGAATGTGATTACGGGAACCAGTCTTGTATTAACAAGTGGGGCGACTACCAATACTCTAAACGCCTCAGACTGGACTGGAAATATTAAAACTGTAAATACAGTAGCAAACACAACTCATTATCTTAATTTTAGTAATAGTGCTTCAACGGGTCAAGGGCATCCTCAAAAGAACGCATCTTTAAGTTGTAATCCATCAACGGCGACAATAACCGCAACGACATTTTCGGGAGCATTAAGCGGTAATGCTTCGTCCGCATCTTCTGTCGATTTAACGAGCGATAATACAAGCGGAAATTATTATTTACCATTTTCTAAAACGACCGCATCTTCTACTTCCGCTCTATTCATAGATGACACCACATCAGCACTAACATATAACCCTTTCACACATTCAGTAACGGCAACATCCTTTATTGGTAATGCTTCGTCCGCATCTTCTGTCGCTTTAACTGGCGATAATACAAGTGGGTCGTATTTCATACCATTTAGTAAAACAGTCACTTCTACTGCTCCTCTATTTGTGGATAATAGTGTTACTCCCTTATCATACAATCCATCAACAAGCACACTAACAGCAACTAATTTTAACGGCATCGTATCATCCGCTTCAACTGCGTCTAATGTCGCTTTAACGAGTGATAATACGAGCGGAACGTATTTTATACCGTTTAGTAAAACCGTTACTTCATCTTCTCAATTATTCGTAGATAATAGCACAACTCCTTTATCTTACAACCCTTTAACCTCTCTCCTCACTTGTAGTGATTTTAGTGGGAATTTGTTAGGAAACGCCACAACCGCTTCAACTGCGTCTAATGTCGATTTAACGAGTGATAATACGAGCGGAGCGTATTTTATACCATTTAGTAAAACAGTTACTTCATCTTCTCAATTATTCGTAGATAATAGCACCACCCCTTTATCTTACAACCCTTTAACCTCTCGCCTCGCTTGTAGTGAGTTCAGCGGGGATTTGTTAGGGAACGCCTCAACCGCATCTATTTCTACTACTTCTATTGGAGTAGCAACTACGAATGATAATGCTAATTTCGCATATAATCTTGTTTTTTGTGCGGGGGCTTTGGCGACTTCTAATCTGTTGGTTGATAGTGTAACGGGTCCGCTTACATATAACCCGAGTAGTGGAACTCTACTATGTAGCACTATTGCGGCGGATATTCAATGTTCTTCATCCACAACTTCTGCTACATTCGTCGGAACTACGCTCACATTTAGCGGAGCTAACCTAACGCTAAGAAATGGAAGTATAACTTTCACTGGGACAGCGAATACAGTAACAACACTAAGCCTTACAAGTAATCGTAATAACGCTATATATAATATAGCAATTCGTAATAATGGGTCGCTGGCGACATCATTTTTGACGGGATTAGGAACAAACATATTAACTACCTATTCAGCAACCGTTGTCGTCCCCGCTGGAACATCTGCTTTAATGACTATTGTTGTCCTTACTTTGGCGGGTATATCTACATCAGTCGTTAGTATTCAGTTGTTGACATAGAGGGACACCCTCTAACACCCACCGTATGGATATAGGGACACCCTCTAACACCCACCGTATGGATATAGGGACACCCTCTAACACCTGCCGTATTGGGGAGAACCATTATTTATTAAGGTATAATCTGTAAAACTTAATCTTAACAATATATAAATGACTGCCTTTATTCATCCAATCAAGATATTAAGAAGTAACGATATTGATACTACCAATATATTACCACATCATATAGACATTGTTAATAAGTTTTTAGACGACCGCCGACAACCTCCAATTTACTACTACAATATTAATAGTATAGTAATTGACAGAGATACTGAAATAATGGGTTGTATAGAACTTATGGGTAGTTGTGAATACCAAATAAAGACCGACTATTTAGAACCCCCGCATTACTATACTATTTATGTAATTCATACGGAGGATATGTTTGACATTATGAAACATACTATTATGGAGGATTTAGAATCTTGGATGGAAAGGGACGATGACAAACTAATATATAAATACTATACGCCATATGTAGAGGATTTTATCCATACCCATACGAGCAATTTAGACGCCGATGAATGCCCTATATGTTATTTGATAAATGAGGAACATATAACCTTTGAATGCGAACATTCTGTATGTATGGATTGTAAGGAGGGTATGTTAAAATCTAAACAATACCAATGCCCTATATGTAGAGCAAATATATTAGACAATCCAATAACCGAAGAAGAGTTTTATACTAATCCTGATTATGATGATATTTTGGAAAATGTAGATTTCAATAAATATGTAAGTTATTTAATAGATATGAAAGGAATAGACATATATGAATGTTGTGATTTGGATTATACTGGTATTGAGAATTCTATTTATGAGGTATTAATAGTTGAAGAAGAATATAAATTATATAATGAAACATACTTTAATAGAACAATACGAACAATAAGTTAAACTGGAATATTTTTGTGTAAAGTATAATATATAATGCCGAAGTTTGTAAAAGGAAGTGAAGAAGCAAAGGAGCATATGAGAAAGATTAGGGAAAAAAGAGGGCAACCAAAACCCGAAGGATATGTAAAACCCCCAAAGAAAACAAAACAACCCTCTCCGTCGGTTGGGGCGGAACCAAAAGAAAAGGAAAAGGAAATGGTCCAACTCACCGAGTTTGGAAAACCTAAATTAACACTCCCAGAGTTTTTCGTAGTTGAGCGAAAGATTACTCACCAAATAGGTAAGAAGAAAGGAACCACTGAAACCAAATACCAATTAGTAAATCCCTTAACTAAAACTCGCAATCTATCCACAAGAAAGGGGAAACCTTCTATAAGAATAGTAAGGAAACCTATTAAGAATGATTTTATCCATTTATCGCATAAACCCGATGAACCAATACCTTTATCTCTATTTAGCACAAAAGACAGAGAAACTATTAGAAAGAACTTTGAGATGGTAGAAACATACCTTAATAAAGATAGTCCATTAAAAGATATACCCGTAAGTGAGTATTCTAATAAGACAAGAGGAAGACCCGAACTACTGCCTAAAAATGTAGCCGTCAATTTAGACGCCAAAACTTACCCCCCTATTAAGTTTAATTTAGGAGAGGAAGAAGGGGCTATCCCTGACAATATAATAGGTAATGTAGAAACCCAAATTAAAAAGTATAAGAAAGACCGCAAGTATCCAACCGAAGAACCCAAACAAAAACCAGCACCAGCACCAACCCCCGAACCAACTGAACCAACGAAAAGAGTAAAAGCACCAAAATACGCAACCGAAGAAGAACGCAAAGAAGCATTACGCATACAAAAGAGGGATTATATGAGAAGACAGAAGGAAAAGAAACGACCCTCTCCGTCGGTTGGGGTGGAACCCAATGGTAAGGGTATTATAGGGGATATTACAAAGAAAGTTAAGAAGACCGCCAAGAAACTAATGCCGAGCATATCCAAAGGATTAACAGATTACGGCAAGGCAGTTATATACGGCAGAAATGATTATCAACCAAAAGTCCGTAATATATTAGAACGATATGGGAATGATATTGTTAGAGGTATTCGCATTAAACGAACACCAGTCCCAGCCTTATTTACTCATATATTAGGGTCAGTATCTAAACCATTCGCACATAATCTATCTAATGCTCCATTTGACGAGTTATACCATTTGTTTATAGGCGTATCGTTAGATGATGGTAGTATCATAAGTATTGAAAAGAACGAGGTTATTAATATGGATATTAACCCACAAACTCGCCCTGAAACAGAGGAGTTGATTGTTATACCTATACCTCCCAATATGTCAATCCTGTCAATGATGGAGGCAACTCATAAGTATATGGGTAAATCGTTTTTTACATACAGCGCCAAACGCAATAATTGTCAGGATTTTATCCTCGCTATATTTGACGCCAACGGAATAGGGGATGAAGACGATAGGGCATTCATTAAACAAGACACAAGACAACTATTTAATAATACAGGGGCGTTGTCAGGTATAACTGATACTATAACCAATTTGGGAAGTGCCTTCAATTCTTTTACACAGGGGGCAGGGGTTATTGATGAGTATGGTAGTATGGTTAATCACTTAACTAAACATATTACAGACCCTAATGAACCAATTGACCCCCAAGACTATAACCAGGCAACCCATTTAATTAAGAAGATTAAGCAGATAAAAATGGGGTCGCCCCCATACGACGCCGATAGCGATAGTGATAGTAGTAGCGATGAAGAAATGGAAGGGGGTAAGATTAAACCGAGTTATGTAGTCCAGTCTATTATTTTTGATAAATACAAGTATGGGCGACCCGAAGCAGTTAGATGGTTAAAGACGAATGGGTATAAATCAAGTAAGGCAGATTTTGAAACCAATACCATAAGGTTTAGACAGATGTCCCCCGAGAAAGCAGATAAAGGAGGATATACTGAATACAGAGATAAGGCATTAGGAGATAGTGGTATTACATTAGTATTAGCATACAGAGCGCCAAAGACTATGAAAGGGGGGGAGTTGGTTGTCCCCGAAGTCCAACCTACAAGATGGGAACCTCATATGAACGAGGCAGTTACAAATAAAAAGTCTATGAGTGGAGGGCGTATCAAGTTAGTTAAGGGTAGTAAAGAAGCAAAGGAGTTTATGGCGAAGATGAGAGAGATGAGAGGTAAGAAGCAAAAAAACGAATAGAGGGTTTAGGCATTGAACCCCAAAGTAATCAAGGCGGAGCATTAACATTAACCGAAAAAAAGAAAGTATCCAGCGATATAAAACCTATAACTAAACAAGACGCAATAAATGATTATACCAAGTTAGAGCAAATAGGAGATAGTGGAGATATAAATATGAAAAGTAATACAGGTAATAAGTTTGTAGATTACTTTACATTTTACGAAAGATTGAATACTACTCTAAAAGGTAAGATGTCGTTTTATGAGTTTTGGGAACAACGGCATAAATATAAAAATAAGAAATCTGTAAAATCTTTATTCAAGTATGAAGCAGATAAACCTGATAATAAAATATGGTATGATTATTTTAGGTTATATATGGGGTCTAACAATATGTTTAAACCAGTAATGGCGATGTATCTATACCATAAGTATAACCCAACTTCTATATTAGATTTTACTATGGGTTGGGGTGGTAGATTAGTAGGCGCAACGGCATTAGATATACCTAATTATATAGGCATAGACCAAAATATTAATTTAAAGAAACCATACGAGGATATGGTAAAAGTATTATCTCCATTAACTAAAACAAAAATAACCCTAATGTTTAAAGATGCGTTAAAGGTGGATTATAGTAAGTTAGATTACGATATGGTATTTACATCTCCTCCATATGATAATATAGAAAAATACAGCAACCAACAAATACCGACTGATTGGGATAATGATTTTTATAAACCAATTATAACAACTACATATAAGTATTTGAAAAATGGCGGACATTATTGTTTAAATATACCAGTAAGTATTTACGATAGGTTGGTAAGTAAGATATTAGGAAAAGCAGATGATACTATATTATTACCATTAACGAAACGAAGTAAGACAAGTCAATATAAGGAATATATATACATATGGCGTAAAAAATAGGGCGTTTAAACGATTATTTAGTGTTTATACATATTATTATTGGTCTAAATATGTATAAACGATTAATAAAAAATTTTTTGTTAAAGTTTATCTATGATTATGGGGTTATTTTATGATATTCTATCTAAATTATTGGATAAATCGCATTAATATACGAAAAGATGGGTCATATCTCTAATTTCAAATATATCGGTGTATTGTTCTCTAACAGGTATAATCATATCGGGTCTCTTTTTCAAATCAATACAAACCTCAATATAATCAATATCAGGCGCTATATAACGGGTGTCTTGTATATACACAATATTTACAACACTCCCGCAGTAAATAACCGCGCCATCATCTTCTCCATTACAGAAATCGGTTAAGTCGTCAATAGAAACCTCTATATAACTACCTACCTTTACCTTGCGTAATTGAGTTCTAACATTTGCTTTGTTGTAGTGGTTCATTTTATAATATATATTATGTGTTGTCTTTAAGTAGTTTATATGGGATATTTTCTTATAAACTCCCCCTTAATGTTTATTGCTCTAATTAGATTATTATTATAATATTTTGTTTTTTGTTGGGGGAAAGAAGTAAGGATAATATAAGGGATATTATAAAAATAGAAAAGTCAGTCTTGGGGAAACCGAAGGGGGGAACTTGAAGGGGGGAAACTTTTTTTATAAAGTCCGTAGAAAAAACCGAAAAAATAAAAAAATAAAAAAAATAAAAAATTGTCCTTTATAGAAATCTTTTATGAAAAAAGTTTCCCCTCCCCCCAAAAATGAAAGTTCCCCCAAACTAAACTTTGGATACTTTTACAAAGTATTAAATATCGGTCAAATACCTAATAGGGATTTCGTAATGATTTTGTGGTGTTGGTGGTTTTCCGCTTCTATATACGCTAATCATACGCTTATTAAATCCATCAAACAGTGCCTTATCATACAAAATATAACATAACTTATCTGTAAAACGAAATACGAAATACTGGGGGGTTTCTACATCTCTAACCTTATGGACTGGTATAATGGTAGTAGGATATGCCGTTTTTGTATTACGCCTACATTTTAATTCAAAACTACTGCCGTCGTCGCTTTCAAAATCGTAAATATAATATTGGTCTTTATATAAATCTTTTGTATTTTTCAAACTACCGCCAAATATTCCTGTCAATTCATTCATAACCTTATCCTCCATACTTAAACCAAAGGTTAAATCGGCGTTTAGACTTCTCGTAATCTCCATATAAATTATACATAGATAAAAATAAATTAAGGTTAAACGCATAGATTTTAATATTTATCTAAATTATATATGACCGACAAAATTAAAGAGTATATTAAAGATAAACGAGCAACCCTATCCCCTACATCTATAAAATCATACGCTTCTACAATCAAGGCGCTATACGAGAAGGTATATGACGATAAAGATTACGATTTAAAAAAGTTTAAGGATACAGAAAAAGTTATAACGTTTTTAAATGATATGCCTTCAAACCGCCGTAAGACCATATTATCGGCGTTGGTTGTAATAACGGATGACAAAGAATATAGAAACCTAATGCTAAACGATATACGCGACTATAACAAAGAAATCCATAAACAAGAAAAAACCGAAACTCAAAAGGATAATTGGGTAAGTAGTGGGGTTATACAAGATAAATGGGACGAACTAAAAAATGAAACTGACCTACTTTACAAAAAGAGAAACCTTAAACCTGCCGACTTACAAGAAATCCAATCATTTATCATCTTATCTTTACTGGGTGGTATGTTTATTCCTCCTCGTCGTAGTTTAGATTATTGTGATTTCTACATTAAGAATATAGATAAGACCAAACACAATTATTTAGATAAGAACCAAATGGTTTTCAATCATTATAAAACAAGTAAATATTATGGAGAGCAACGCCTACAAATACCCAAACCATTAAAGAGCATTTTAACAAAATGGATTTCGGTTAATCCAACGGATACATTATTATTTGACCGCAACCTATCGCCTTTAAACTCGGTGAAACTGAACCAAAGATTTAATAAGATTTTTGGAGGTAAGAAAGTGTCTGTTAATAATTTTCGTCATACATACTTAACTGAGAAGTATAAAAAGCATAGTGAAGAGCAGAAGGCGATAGATGCCGATATGACTGATATGGGTAGTAGCGGAAATATGAGCGATACTTACATTAAATTAAAGTAACTCATAGACCATATAATATCCTATTACAAGAAGACCGATATATATAAAATATAAAATACCGACCCCTATATATATAACAATCTCTAACATTATATATAATGGACGAGGACGAAAAATATGAAAAATTATTAAAATATAGCGACCCTGAAAAAGTTAGACGCAATTTACACAAATATTTAGGCGATATACCATTATACATATCAACAAGAAGAACTAAAAAATATATGATACAAAAACCCGATGGTAAGTTTATACACTTCGGTCAGTTTGACCCACCGATGGAGGATTATACCAAACACCAAAACGAGATTAGGCGTATAAATTACTTAAATAGGGCAACTAACATAAAGGGCAAATGGCGAGACGACCCATATAGTCCCAACAATTTAAGCATTTTTTTAACTTGGTCTTAATGGTAAAAATACCATTTAAAGATAGATTGATAGGTATATTATAATGAGCGAAGAAATATATAAAAAATGTATTGATGCTTATGATTATGAGATTTCTAATTTTGGTAATTGTAGAAGATTGTTAAAAAATGGTAGTTATATTATTGTAAATGGGTCTATTATGAATAGAGGATATAGATATTTACAAATCCATAGAAATAATAAGCGTAATAATTATTTGTTTCATCATTTAGTAGCAGAACAATTTATAGGTATTAGACCAGAAGGTTTAGAAATAGACCATATAGATAGAAATAAATTAAATAATAATGTAAGTAATTTAAGATATATTACTCATTTAGAAAATAGTAGAAATCACCATAGAGTAGTTGAAGGAATACCATTTGACGAACATAGACAATATGCCGTATGTAAAAAATGGAGAGAAGACCATAAAGAAGAATATAAAAGTGTGAAAGCAGAATACTATAAACAAAACAAAGATATTTTATTACAAAAACAAAAATTAAAAGGAGATATACCTGTTGAATGTAGTTTATGTAAAAATATAAGGAATGTGTCATACTCTCAATTTAACGTTATAAAACGACAAGATGGAGGTATAAGTTGTAATAAATGTAGAGTATGTAGTAGTCTTATTAATTTGACGCTTACCAAAGTATAGGATTTAGACCATATTTAAGAAAATCCCATTATAAAATATTATCTTTTTCTATATTATAATGGACGAGGCAAAAATGTTAAGAATTAAGGCAAGTGAAAAGCAAATGTCAAGGTTGAGAAACGGACATAAATGTCGCATACAAAAAGAAGAGATGAAAGGAGAAGGTATTTGTTTGTTGGTTCATCCCGAAACATATAACCCAGTCATTAGAGCATTTAGTAAAAATAAAGGCGTTATGGTTCAATTAACCCCTGATGAGATTCTACTGAATAAAGCACAGGGAGGTATGGAGGGCGGTAGTATCTTTGGTAAAAAGTTCGATAGAGGAGTTAGAAAATTGATAGGCAAAAAGGCACAGGATACTCTTTATGGCGTCGCAAATAAATATGTTAAACCTATCGTCCAAAAGGGTATTAGAGAAGTCGCCACATACGCGCCTCAATTGGGAGCAGAGGCATTAAGCGGTCTCGCCACCGCAGTAGGGCAACCCGAACTCGCCCCATTAGGCGCTGAATTGGGTAGTAAGTTGGGAAGTGAGGTTGGAAAGGCTGGGTCAAAATACGCAAATAAGAAATTAGACGGCAAAGGATTATCACCAGTGGGCGTAGGGTTGTATGCTGGGTCTTCTCGCCTTATGGGTAGAGGTAGTCATAAAGAGGTTTCAAGCGTAGGATGTGGAGGTAATTTATTGAGGGGGCAATCTCATTTACCTCCTGCTTTAATGTCGCAACCCTTTTCTGCTAATTTTCAATTTCAGCATACACTACCCCCTGCCTATGTAAGACATATTAAGGGAAATGGTTTAGTAGCATAATCCATTTCCCACATAGGGTTTTAAAGGGAGCATCCCTTTATTATTAGTTATTTAGACCAAATTAAATTATCTCTTAATAATATAGATGCTTACAGATACTCAATTAAAGGTATTGTCTAAAAAGATGGGGTTTGATTTAGAGGGGGTTGTATTTAAAGATGAACTGCCTAAAAAGGTAAAGTGTAATACTGGGTATATCGTTAATTTAGAAGATGAGTTTGACGATGCTGGGTTTCCTAATGTAGGAACTCACTGGACTACCTTATACATTAAACACTTTAAACATAATGGGGTTGATACATACGAACCTATATTTATGGACCCTTATGGTGCTCCTCCAAGTGAGGCGATTAAGAAATGTGTAGAAAATACCTGTGGTAAGAAATTACCCTATACCACCAAAGATATTCAGTCATTAATGAATAACGCTTGTGGTTGGTATTGTTGTGCCTTTTTACATTTCATTAATGTATTTGAGAACCGCAGTAAAGACATATATACCGATGTTAATGCCTTTATGGATTTGTTTGACGACCTTAATACTTCTATTGATTTCAAGAAAAACGAATATATACTTAAAATGTTTTTTCAATCTGCCGATAAATCCAAAAGAAAAGATATTGATGTATTACCCGACCCTAATACTATTATGGGTGAAGATGTAGGAGGAGGCGTTGATATGGTTAAATTACCAGTTGATATTAAGATGATGGATACACCTATTAGTAGATATTAATATGGGGTCGCCCCCATACGACGAAAGACAAAAATATACCTATATACTATATGCCTACTCCAATAGATACAGAACTATACGAACAGGTAAAAAACCATATACGCAGTATTTATAAAAAACCATCTGCCTACGCATCAGGAGCAATTGTTAGAGAGTATAAACGATTAGGCGGACGATATAAAGAAGACGGAGACCCTAAAAAATTACAAAGATGGTTTAAAGAGGATTGGATTGATATAAACCCTATGTTAGGGGTAGATGATAAAAACGCATACCCATTATATAGACCTACTAAAAGGGTAAATCGGGAAACCCCAACCATATTACAGGATATACCATTAGACCGACTAAAACAACAATACAAACTAAAACAAATATACAAGGGCAATAGAAACCTACCTTCGTTTATTTAATGGGGTCGCCCCCATACGACGGAGAAGTAATGCGTAATAGGGCAAAAGTATTTATATTTTTTAATTATTTACAAAAAAATATAAATTGTTTAGTTAAAATAAAATGACACCTATTATGATAAGAAATATTTACACTCGGGCTCCCGTTAATACATCAACATCAATAGAAACTCCATAGGTAATGAAGACAAACAAGTCCAATGCTCGGGCAGACAAGTTTTGTCCTATGATTTGGACGGATTTAGGGACGCTCTCCTCCACAGGCAACATACGAGAAACATTAGTGTAGTAGTATGATTGAGCCATTTCAAACCCAAGGGAATTAACCAAAGATGAGGTAAGACCATCAGTAAGACCACCATTAACGGCATTCTGTCCCGCAAGTTGGTTATTAAAGTGTTCGAAAGCATATCGTTCAGTATTGTAAATAGCATTCTGCCCTGAAATCACCACATTAAAGTTAGAGAATAGACAAAATGGAGATGTAGCACCGCACCCAGCAGGGTCAAATGGAGACTGATATACAGGAGCACCCACAATATAAGACCCACCAGCAGAAGCAGTAGCAGAGTAAAAGGGTATAATTAAGACTGACTTGATATTCGCAATACCATTGGTAATTAAGTTATTAAAAAATCCATTAGCCCCCACATTAACCACTTGATATTGGTATAAGTCTTCATATACGATTTTCTTGACAGGAGATGACAAGTAAGACTGCTCGAAGACAGGGTTAAAAGTATAAGCAGGCACATATAGTGTGATTGACTGACCGAGGGGACTGTCAATATATCCAGTGAGTTTAGAAGGTTGATGTAGGCATTTACCACCAACCGATAGAGAAGCTAAGTAAATAGCAGTAGCAGGAGCTGCCGCCACAAGAGGTTTAAGCACCGACCCTCCCGCATCAGCCACCCCCGAGGCAACCATTAGAGGCAACACTCCACCAACCGCAACAGCTGTATTTTGGTATGATAGGGTAGATAATACACCAGCATTCCCAGTAGATGTAGCGACAATCTCGGTAGAGCAGTTATTAAGGTTCATAGTAATCTTAAAGAAGGTTCCTTTCAATAGGGGGCACATAGAAAAGAATGAATGGATATGTTTAAGGTATATAGTCGCAGTAATAGCAAACTCAATAAGACCTCCTGCTCCCGCAGTATTGACCTTGTTAAAAATATAGGACTTCCATAGAGCAGTAGCGGATTGGGTAGGGAAGATAGTTGAATAGGCAGACCCTCCAGTTCCCGCAACACCAGCAGGGTCAAAGTTAATATATTGTTGTCTTCGGGTCAATCCCTCATTCCCCGAAAAAGAAGCATAATTGTTAAAAGCAGAAGTAAGATTAGTTTGTGAAATACCACTTCCCGTAATAATATTAAGGTTATTACAAATACCAATTCCGTTAAGTTGGGCGGTCGCATTAATAGAAAACGCCAAAGGGTCATCAGGATAAAACCCAATAGTAGAACCTTGTGTAATAATATCACCCCAAGACAGCGTAGTCATAAGTTTAAAAGTGTTATACATATTGACGAAGGGAGTTTGTTGAATAATAGTAGTTCCGTTCATATCCAAAGTAAAAGAGTGGATAATATTACCAAACCAATTTTTTAGACCAATAGCATAATCGGCAGAAGTCCCAGTAGTAGCAGGTTTAAATGCGGTATCCGCAGAAGTTCCAAGAGTAAGCAACATAGGGCATAAAAAGTATCCCTCTCTGTATGACATATACTTATTGCTGTTTGACAATTGACTTGTGTCAATTATTGATTGATTTGACGAATAGTTTTGGTTCATATTGTCAAGAATGTTTAACCAATCCTTCCTAATAAAGACATTTGGCGACCCTTCAATTTCCTCGCTTAAATCATAGACCAGTTTATCACAAGACATTATAATATATTGTAAGATAAAAAAATTATAGGATTACAAACGCCTCCTAAATGGCGACCCCCATTAAATAGAAAACTTAATGTTTTGTTCCTTTTTTGCTTTTTTTGCTTTAATAGCACTTAACGCCTCTAATCTTGGGATTATATTTTTAAGCGGTTGTTTTGCCCCCCTTCCGCTAATAACTGGACCAACCAGTTTATTAGTAGTATTTAAATAATCGTCAACCGAGGCATACGATGATTGACCGCCTAAACCTCCGTCTAACAATACAGACCCCATACCCATACCTCTTACATTTGTAGCGTTACTATGTTTTCCTGAAATCAATCTAATAGACCCACCACTACCTTTGAAATAAACTTTTTTTACCATATATATAATCTAATTATAAAAAAATGAATAGGATTATACTGCTTCGGTAATTTTTCTCCTTAAATCTCGTAGTTTCAATACCCCGCTCAATAGAGAAGTTAATAAACTAATCTGTCTATGGTCGGTGGTTGCCTTATGTTCGGCAGACCCAGTTTTAATATCTTGTAATATTCTTAATTGTTCCCTTAATAGGGTGTCATATACTCCGTCTAAATATTGGGTTGTTAAATCCATCTTATACAATACGCCTATATAATTAATATATCCTTTTAACTCAATACTGCGTATAACCTTTGGTTTCACTTAAACCCAGTTTCATCACTTTCCTTTATCGCCAGTAGTATTGTCATCTGTGGGTCGTTTAATTTAATAGGTGATAAGTCACTTCCTAAAAAGGTCATTTGTAATTCGTTATATGTTCCGTCAATTAGTTTGTTCCATATGAATTGGGGCGGTCGTTCTGTAATCAATTCTCCTACTGTCCCTTGTGGGACGAGGGCGTAAATAATACTTGATGGGATACTATAAGGATTGTTAATATTAGATAGGGCAAAATAGATACTACTATTTGGTTGGACATTGGGGTTTGTTGTAGATACATATGATAATGTTCCGCTGGCGGTTTTTGATACATATTGGGACACTGGTGGGACATATGCGTTTCCTACATTGGCGTTAGTTTGAAACCCCGCGACATATCCTACAATAATATTAAACTGTGCTGGGAATGTAATAACTGGGTTCTGTGATACGGTAGGGTAGCCAGCAAAATTAGAAGGTTGGACGAATGTTGGGGGTAATGAAGTAGGGACTAAATAAGTATTTACTTGAATAGCATAACGAGTAGGATTTAAAATCATCTCGGCATAATATACATTACGCCCCGCTCCATCAACGAGGTAGTGTCCGTTATTAATCATAACAAATTGAAGATATGCGTTAATCTGTGGGATTTCGTATAACCCATCGGGTAAAACTACTGGATAGGTAGTAGTCACTCCAGCTACAGTCCAAGTATAACTAAATGTATTGTTTTGATATGCTGATGTAATGTTAAACCAACTATAATACATAGATACACTTGATACGGCGATAGAATTACCCTTAAAGTAAGTAGAGTTAGGAAACTTATATATTAGTCTGTTATTCTGCCCGTCAGGGACGAGGTTATTTTGGTTCAATACTAATATTCTCATTTATACTAAATGTAGATATTATATATTTGGTCTATTTAACATAATATTTCTGTTTGGGTATATATACTTTAATACCTTGTCCTTTTACTGATACTGGTAAATCTCTACTACTATAAGACCCATCGTATTTAGGCGTAGGCATATGTAAATCCGTAGGCACTTGACTACCTCCAAAGAAAAAAGGGGTTTGAAATCCTCCGCTCTCCATTTGAGGTATTCTACTATTTAATGTGTTAGGGTGTAAAACTTTAGGATTATATCCGTAATTAAAACTCATACTATATTATATGATTAGATTTTTTCCTCAACTGCTTCTCTATGTATCTTATGTTCTTCTAAATCTACCTCAGCATCAATGTCCCTATCAACTTCTATACAGCACATTTTACATCTCTTACATTTACTATCGTATAATGTTTTAAGTATTGCTCCAAATAAGGCACTCGCGCTTGTTATTAAAAACATAATTATTGTATCGTTCATATATATTATCCCTTTTTAAAAAAGAAACAAAACTTATAAGTATTTAAAGGGAGTATCCCTTTATGGGGGTAAAACAGGGGTTGCTACGCTATACTCTTCGTATTTAGAATTACGCCCTAAAACCTCCTCATTAACTATTTCATTAAACTCGGCATCCACTTCGGCATTTGGTTTAACAATATAGTCCTCCATAATACTTATAATACGCCTTCTAACCTTTCCAGGTAAATCAGTAGGGTTGGTTAGGGTTGGGTGGTAGTTAAGTTGCGATAATGCTATTACTTTACATTTCAACGCCTTATCCTTAAACTCTTGATGGTCTTTAATAGGTTCTACTGGTTGTAATATTAATCTTTGATTATCCGTAGGATTTAAATTAGGTCTAACTTCCATATATAAATAATTAAGAAAAAAATTAATTATTTATAAACGCCTTATACTATCTATACTATTTATACTATCTAACTATTTACATATCAAACTCTCCTCCTTCTCCTTCTGTTTCTATTTTTTCAATACCCTTAACAATTATAGGTTTATGACTATTTGGATTAGGGGGTATATTATACATCTCCATAACATATTTATAAATCTCATCTCTACCATATGCCTTTTTATCTTGTTTGGATAAGTTATTATATGGGTCGCTGTTTTTAATTGTATCCCATATATTTTTAAGAGGTAAGGTTTTGGTTAAGTCATTACTTTTAGTAAATGAGTAGTCAAATAAACTTTTTGCGGTGTCTTGGTTTGTAAGGTATATATTTGTATTATCCCTTACAATTTTGGGGATACTAAACTTTAACGATTTTTGGGTTTCATCGTAAAATTGTTTATATACCTTACTCAACATCTCAAAAAAGTAAGGGCGTATATCCGTATGGAACTCCTCGGTTTCGTAATAATGGTTTGCCTTGCGGTATTGAATACCATTAATAACTGCGCCTATCTTTGCCTCATCATCGGTAAAGTTGGTGTTAAACTGGATTACTATATAACGCCTATAATCTGCCTGTGCTGGTTTGCCGTCTAATTGAAAGGCGTTATTTATTTCTAAAACCAACAAAGAGGATAGTTTAAATGCTTCGGTGGTTTTTTGGTATAGATTACGCCCTTCTAATGTTTGCCCTCCTGTAATATTTCGTAAAAGGGTTGCGTTAATCATTCCGCCTACTTCTTCAATATCTACATATCTCTTATCCTTCAACTTCATAATATCAGGTGAGGCGCTGTTTGCCTTCGCCATCTCCTTTAAAATTGAGGCGTTGGGTTTGTAAAAATATTCGCCTAACATTTTATTCATTAAACTACCTAATAAACCCTTACCATTACCTCCTTGCCCTTGGTATATTACCGCATTTTGGTAGGGGTGTCCGTCTAACCCAGTTGCGAGGATTTGTAATAATAAGGTTTGTTGGTCTCTATCTGGTTGTATGGTTTCCATAATATCAATTAAGGTGTCCCTCATTCGTAATTGTTCCTGTGTATCATAAGTAGGTTTAGTATAATCCCAACCAGTAGTTAAGGTAATATAATCATCATATTTGTAATCTCTAAACTCTTCGGTTATAAGATTATATACCCCGTTGTTAAACCCTAACAGGTGAGGATTTTTGTTAAAAATATTGGTTGGTTCATTTGGGATATTACTTTCTAAGTGGTGGGTTATATGCTTAATAATATTGGGGTTGCTGGTATTATGTCGTAGTTGTGATAAATACCTATTTCTTATTTCTTCATCATCTACATTTGTTTTTAGTTCTTGACTAATATAATTGTATAAATCTTCACTTATATATTTTGTCATCATAAACCTATTGGATTTATCGGTTTCATCAAACCATCTACCATTTCGGTAAATGAAAAACATACCATTAAACCGCTTGATATATTCCCCAAATAATTTGGTTGCTTGGTCGCCTAATCCCTTCTCGTCTAACATAACTTCGTAATCCTTATAATCAGGTTTCGCTCCATCAGGGCAGTCAATTATAACCTCGTCAAAAGGTTTAACTACAAACTCAACTGGTATATTAAAGGTATTAATGGTATGATTGTTAATTTCGGCGATTAGGGTAGGATATTCGTATTCTTTCAAAATCATAAATCCATCTTGGGATGGTATAATGTATTTTAATTCAAAATCCTTATGCTCTACCAAATAAGATATGGCGGTTTCTTGTATATTGCGTTCAATTGTAAAATACCATTTACTAAAAACAGATTTCTTTATTTGTATAGGGGTGTAATCAGGGTGCTCCTTTTTAACCTCTGCGGTAATTTTGGGGTTAGAAATATAAACCAGTTCCCTAATATTTTTTACCTCTTCCTCTATTTTACAAACTTGTTCTATGATTTTATGGGTTGTAGTTGGTGAGTAAAGACTTAACCAGTAATCATATGTTCCTCCCGTAATAAGAGATATAAACAATTCCTTTGCTTTTACCTTATCTACATTATGGGTTTCCATAACCTCGGTTAAATAACCATCTCGGTTTTTTACATAATCCTCTAAAAAGAAAATCTCGGTATAATTGTTATTTTTTGCTATTGAGGTTATGATGGTTGGTTGTGCGTTTCTCATATCAATATCTAAATATATACCATAGCATAATGTATGTCTTAACTTCCTTCTCATAACCGACATAGATAAATAACCCTTTGGTATGGTGCGATTATACTTGCTTCCCTTGGGTAATGAGTGAGAGGTTTTAATACAATTGGGTTCTTTGGTTTTGCTTGAAATATATTTTTTTAGTAATGTTATATCATTTTCAAATCCATATCCTTTTGTGCTTGGTTCTGTGGCGTTATTGGTCGTCATATATCCGTATAGTTTGGATTGATTTGGTTTTTCTAAACATTCTACTCCTTCATAAATGCTCTTGGTTTTCTTTGCGATAGTCCAGTTAGTTAGTAGGTTGGTGGTAATGGTTGTCATTTTATATATATAGTTATATATTATCTTTAAGTTGTTTATACGAGGATTTTTTATATAAACTTTGTCTTAATGTTTATTGGCCTATTTTGGTTATTAGGTTATTATGATAGTTGTTATAGTTATATTAGTTGTTATTTTTGTTAGGGGAAAGAAGTAAGGATATTATAAGGGATATTATAAAAAGGGAAAGTATGAAGAGGAGGGGGGAACTTGTCAAAAAAGGGGGGGGGGGAACTTTTTTCATAAAAGATTTTCATATACGCACAAAAAAAAAAAAATAAAAAAAATAAAAAAAGTAAAAAATCCTAAACACTTTGTAAAAAAAGTTCCCCCCCGACAAGTTCCCCCCACACCATAATAATAAATACATATTGATATAATCGTCAGCATATACGCTCTCATAAAATATAATATAAAAATATTTTATTAGACTAAAAGTTTCCCCCAAAAGTTTCCCCCTCGTTTGGCGGTGTTTTCCTTAACTAATGTTTAAATTATTCAAAAAAAAATAAAGTCTAAAAAGACTACTATAATCCCATCGGTGGATTTGCCCTATTTACACTACATACATCATATAAAAATCAATAACATTAAATAATAATTCCCTGTTGTTGGTTATAATCCGCCAAAATACAAATGATAATTTCCAATGGGACTTTTTCAAGTTCCTTTTTAATACGACAAACCGCGGGGTAATGGTCTGCGTATTTTTTATAATCTTCTTCATTTCTATTGTATTTGGTTTGGTAATATGATTTTTTATTAATTTCCTTAATATAGTCCTTTTTCTCTTCGTATTGCTTTCTCTTATATTCTCTCATATAAGTCTTTCGGTCGGTCTTTGGTTTCTTTTCTGCGGTAGTTGGTTCAATAGTAGTAGCAGTATTCAAACTCATCTTATTATATATATATATTAGATAATGTTTATATGGTTTTTACTAATATATACATATGGTTATGCGTATGATATTCTACCACAATATGACTTGATAGTCGGTCGGCATTTATTACACATATTTACCTTTCTGTTTTTATGAGGTTCTCCACAAGTTTCACAGGTTCGTCCAGATTTCTTAATAAATCGCTTAATACAACTATTCCCCAAAACCAATACATTACCATTACCATCAGTTATATAGCAGTTTTCTTTAATGTAGTGTCCGCATATACAATTGTTCGTATGGGGTGGTCTTGTAAGAGGAGCATTTTTATTAATTAAATCAAAATACTTCTTATGACTACCATTATCTCCTCCTACATATTTATAGTTGTTAATCACTTCGTTATATTTAAGTCCTCTTGCGGTCAAACCATTATAAAACGCTCCATAAACATTAGCGGGGGTATTTGTAGTAGTATCCATTTTACTATATTATAGGGTATGTCTTTATATTGTTTATATGGTATGTTATTCGTATAAACAATAATGTTATTTGCCCTTTAATGTCTTCTTCTTGCGGTGTTCTAAATAATATAGACGCTTACGCTGTAAATATTTGGTTCTCTGCTCGTCAGGCATTGTATGATAATACCAACGCTGGTATGCGAGCATCTTTTCATATGTTTCTGGTGAAACTGGTTTCTTCATAAAATATTTATATGGACTATCTTTATATAAATTAAATACTTAACTATTTAATACCCCATTTCTGTTAGGTCTAAAAGTAATTGCTTTGCCTGTCCTGGGGGTAGTAGGCGTTTCCCAATCATCTTAACAATCAATTTTTTAAAATCCTTAATCATTTCAACACTATCATTACCGCTCATAAGTTGCCCTTTATAAATCTCAAACTGGTTAATGTCTTGGTCGTCGTCTGCTTTGGTTGGCGCTTCTACCCCAATCTTATCAAGTAGGTCGCTATGCTTACCCAACTTGTATAAGTATTCGCGTTCGTCATCGCTTAATTTAGACAACTGCCCGTATGACGGCATACCATTACCTACGATTTTATGAATAATGTCATTAAGATTTGGACTTACCCGTTGGACTTTTAGGCAGGTGATATGGACGCCTTTACCTTTCCTTACAGATACAATACCCTTTTTCAACTTGTCCGTATTAATAAAGATTTTACCAAATGGGACATAATGGTCTATGGGACCGACGCCTTGCGAGTAATCTACAACTCTCGTAATCTTCTTCCTACCCCCTATACCCTTACCCTTAACGCTTATAGGGTCATCCCCAAATCTAATGGGTGCCTTACTATATGGTAAAGTGCTGGTGCTTCCTATTTCAAATGGTGGGGGTGGGGCAGACGCTTCGTATTGAATACTTTTACCCCCTTCTTTCATTCTTATAAGTTCCTCTATTATTCGGCGATATACATCTCTTAATTCAGTTCCTGTTAATTTACCTTGTGTTTTTTTATCTCCGCCCATAACATTAATATAAAACGCTCTTGCGGTTCTGCTCTCGTTCTGACTGCTATACTTGGTTAATCGCAGGGCATCGTCTATTTGGACTGTTAAATCTCCTTTGGTTATTTTAACCTCATCATACTTATTAGGGTCTAACTCTCCGTATGCTTGTTCGTATAGGTAAAGGTTATATTCAAAATCTTTATCTTTTTGTAATGCGGGCATTTTCGATGGTGTGGGGGTATCTTCTCCTCCTCCTCCCCCATACCCAATTTCTTCTAAATTGGGGTCTTCCCCTTTCTTAATACTATCTAACATTTCTTTTAGTTGGGTTGCTCCTTCTACTGCGCTTGGTTCTACTGCGAGTAGGTCATCTAATTTATTTATATATACTTCGGTAAGGCGTTCATCTTTTCTATCTAATGCTCGATTTAATGGGGTTAATACTTGTTCTACCTCTGCTTGTAAAGGTAGGTTGTTAAATATATCATTAAGTAATTGCTGTATAAAATGCCTTGTAGATACATCTTGGATTTGCCCTATTGTAGTTAATTCATCTTCTAACTCAACAATAGGTTCTAAATCATCTATTCTCCGCTTTACTCTTCTACTCGGTCTTTCTCCAAGTCTTCTACTTACATCTCCAAGTTGCCGTAATACTGCCTCATTTATCAATTCCCTAATCTGCTCTGCTCCTAAAATAACACCTGCTCCGTCGTTCTGTTGTAATCCATAGGCTACTTCATTAACCTCGCTTGACTTTCTCATATAGTTATTTAACCATACTTCAAATGCCGTTGCTGGTATTCCTAACTGATACTTTGGTTTTATCTCTTTAACGATTTGGTTAATATTCTGTGCGACAAATTGGAGTGCCTCGTTGGGTAATGATGCGATTGTTGCTTGGGCGTCCTGTCCGTCCATAATATTAGCGAGTTGCGCTCTTACCTCAATTTTAAGGCGTTCTATATCTGCGAGTTTCTCACTCGTTAATCTCATATCGGTCGGTTGCGTAGGGGTCTGCCCTGTTCGTTTATAAATCTTATTTGCTTGAAGGTTGGCGTCATTAATGTTTGCTTGAAGGGCGAGGGTTGCGAGGTATTGCTGTCTATACTTACTCGCATCGCTGGGATTAATCAAAGGTTTTCCTGACATTATATAATAATACTATATAAAATATTTTATGAAAAAATATATTGGCGATATTGCCCTAAACTGGTTAAGTATTCAATAAAATATTTTTGTAAAAACTTATAAAATATAAAGTATGATGCGATACTTTATATTTTATTCTACTACTAAACTACTATACTACTATACTATTACTATCTATACTATTATGGGCGTCCCCATATTATACTTTGTTAATTAATTAATATTGTTTGTATAACCATAATGCTATATCTTGGTATGATGTTTTATTAATAATTTTAGTTTCATTATCTATTGCCTTTTTGGTAATAGGGGTGCCTTCGGTGTATAATTTATATTGTATATACCCGCAGTTACCCATAAAGGTTTCAAGGTCTTTCTTTGTAGTATAATTGTTAAAGCTCCATTTAGATTCCTTTACAAACGCATTATCATAATATCGTATTGCCTTACAACCTGTTAGTAATGGATTACCCTTATAATCCCATCTCTTCATTCCTACTAATAAGGTTAATAATTTATTTTGGTGTCGGGTTATTTTATACAGTCTGTATGGGGTTGGGATATATATGTAGGGTAATAATTTTGGTAATAATGTATCATATATTAATTTACTGGTAGGTTGTGAGGATAATGCGGTTGCTAATATAGCCTCATCTCTTTCCTCGCCTCGGTCCATTATTATTTTATAAGTTAATGATAATTCATAAGTTGTAGTATATCCTTCTCTTTCAATTTTACGACCATTCATATCATAAGAAAAATGTTTATAACCTATCAAATTAGTATATTCACATTCTATTAGATTAGGCACATCAAACGGGGTTTCTTTTAATACATCTCGTAATGTAATAATGATGGGTTTTAGAGTAGTTGGTCCTATATATGGTTTAGTCGGTTTAATTATAGGGTATAATGTGATTTTATAATCCATTTCCTTTGGTTCATAAGTTCTCCTTAATTCGGGTAATTGGTTTCTAATAAATAATACTTGTTGTTTATCGGTATATTCACATTCTACTCCACTCTTTTTATTAACTACCCTACCTAATAAGGGTGTATTGTTATAATTTGTCATATTCCTATCCTTTCCTACTCTAACTAATTCAACCAAAGTAATCCTATGATAATAGGTAATACTGGTTTGTTGGGTATATCTTTTTAATTCGGTAATAACCTCGTCAAAGGGGTTAATATCGGTTTCTATTGGGTATGCGATTTCGGCATCTCGGGCGAGTGCCTTATCAGCGATAATATTTAAGTTGTAAAAAAATTGAGAGGTGGTGATTTCAACAACAACCTCGTTAAACATTTCTACTTCGGGTAAGTAGGCGGTTATAGTATCCATAGCGTATGCGGTTTCAGTGTTTTCGATAATAGCGTTCATTTTATAATATATTATAGGGATTACCTTTAAGTAGTTTATACGATAATTATTTATATAAACTATTCCTTAATGTTTATTGCTCTAATTATATTGTTATGATAATGGTTATTATAGTTATTGGATAATATTATAATATTTTGGTTTTTGTTAAAGGGGGAAATAAAAGATAAGTATATTATAAGAAAGAGAGAGGGGGG